GCACCGACCACCGGCATCGTAATCTGCATGCCGTCGGGCGTGTTCTCCCACGAAAGCTGCTCGCCGTTGGGACCTTCGAACAGGGCCGACGCGTCGTTCGTCCAGCGCTTGGTCCCACCAGCGTCCCAGTACTGCACCAACTCCGTGCCGTCGGGCATCGTGAAGTGGTTGGCGATGTTGCTGTTCGACTTCGGCGTGGCCGTGTCGGTCGGTCGCCCCTGCCGGTCGGGCGCTCCCGTGGTCCCGACCACGTAGATGGGCGTGGGCAGGACAGCCGTCATCGTCCGGCTGATGTCGATGACCTGACCTTCGAACTCGATGGATGGCGGCAGGTGGCCGGTCGCGCTGACCCACGCCACGCCCTGCCCGACCGCCGTGTTTGGTACCACGCCGTACGGGGCCGTCGGGTCGTCGGTGGGCTGGCCGTTCTTGTCCACCCGCATGATGGTCCCCTGCCCGGTGGCGAGCATGCGGACCTCTTCGACCATGGCGTTGTACGCCTCGGAGATTTCTGTGCCGGTGCCGCCCTCCTTCTTGAAGGCCGCGACCGTGCCACGCGAGTCGTCGTACAGCGTCGGCGCGTTCACGTTCTCGCCGTACAGGTTCCGAATCTCGTTATTCAGGTGGCCGATGATGGTGTCGGTCGAGGGCGAAGCGCCGACCCCGAAGCTGTTGATGACACCCGCTTGGATGCTCTCCAAGTCGCTGCGGTACTTCTGGGTGGCGAGGTAGAGGTCGATGGACGTGGCGTTCGGGTCCTCCGTCTGGAGGTCGTACAGCTTCCGGGCATCCTCGTAGAACGCCAGCGAGCCAGCCGACGTGGCGGAGTTGTGGGCGGTGTCAGCCTCGCCCGCCTCCTTGATGATGGCCTTGACGTCCGTCTTGTGGCCCGCCGCCTGCGCTGTCCGCAGACGACCGGCGATGCCGTTGTCGTAGTTCTTCTTCTCGGCGTTGAAGTTGTCCCAACTGAAGCCCTTGAAGTTCTTGTTGCCGTACTGGTTGATGAAGGCCAGCACGTCCCGCTTGTACGCGGCGTACTTCGGGTCGTTGTTGAAGACCTCCATGATGTGCATGAGCCGGGAGGCGTCGCCCTCTGCCACCCGCAGGTCGCTGAGCTTCTCCTTCTCGGTGTTGAGGATGCCCTCGGCCCGGGCGACGGACTCCAGAGCATCGACCATCGTGCCGTAGGTGATTTCCCGCCCGGACGGGATGCGGTTGGCCGCGCTGTTGTACCCACCGCCCCCGCCGCCGCCGCGCCCGCCGCCGCCACCGCCGCTCGACTTTGCCCGGTCCTTGTACTGGGCGGCGAGCATCATCATGTTCCGCCACGCCTCGCTGTCCTGCGGCAGCTTCCCGGCCCAGCCCTTGTAGAACGTCGCCATCGCGGCGTCACCGACCCGGCCCTCGGCGTAGCGCAGTTCCTGCTTGCTGTTGGCGATGCTGAACGTGTACTCGTCCAGCCGCTGGGAGTACTCGTCGTACAGCGGGTCGTCCTTGTCCAGACCCTCTTTGCGCATCGACAGGTGGTCGAGCAGCATCTGGTCGGTGACCTTCTTGCCTTCGAACTTCCCACCCTTCTCCCACGAGTTGAGGATGTTCCGGTCGCGCATGTTCTGGTATTCCTTCGCCATCGCCACGATGGTGGCCGACAGGTCAGGAGATGAGCGAGGACGGCGTCCGAAGCGCCCGCGTCGTGCCACGGGCCTAGCTCACAATCTTCTGCTGCGACAGGATGCGTGTCGCAGGCTCACCCTCCGTGGGGGTCATCTGCTGGAGCATCATCTGCCCCTCGACCTGCCCAGCGGGAGCGGCGGCCCCCGGCTCCAGCGGCTCGCCCATGGCGGGCGCAGGCTGACCGGCCTCAGGCGGCAGCATCGGCTGCTCGCCCGGACCATTCAGCGACGGGACCCCCTCGGGTGAGCCACCCAGCAGGCGTTCGCTGGCGAGAGCTTCCTGCTGGGCGGCAGCAGCATCCATGGCGTCCTGCGGAGCCGGGATGTTCAGTTGCTTCAGGACCGTCAGCATCTGGGCCATGGTCATCACCGCAGCCGGGTTCATCGTCGCGTCGGTCTGCTCTTCCCGGATGATGTCCTGCTCCAGTTCGGGGTCATCCACGCCGACCCGGTCCTGACCGCGAGCCAGCGACCACAGCTTCTCGCGCACGAGGTTGGCCGCCATCGTCGCGGTCTCCATGTCGTCACGCGGGGTGAGCGTCGGCGGCTGGATGTCATGGCGGTAGGGGGCTTCAAGGATGTCGGCGACGTCGAGGTCCTTGTACGCCCAGATGGTGCGGGCAAGGGTCCAGATGTCGCGCCGCCACTGGTAGTACATGTCGCGGCGGATGCGAATACGCGTCTCGTAGTTGGCGACCAGCGCGTTGATGGCCTTGCCGGACGACAGGACTTGGCTGGGCGCGAGTCCGCGCAAGAGGTCCGAGAGTCCCGACACATCGGCAAGCTCTCGGTCGATACGCGCCAGATGCTGCTCGACTTGGAATGACGGCATCCACGGCTGGATGGCTTCGATGCGGTTGCCCGCACCCGGTCCCACCACCATGTTCGGGATGGGGCGCAGACCCGGTCGCGGCTCGTCGGGCGCTTCGGGGCCGATAAGCTGCCAGTACTGACCGTTGATGGCGCGGCTCATCATCTGGGCCGCTTCGCTCATCCGCTCGTCCTTCTCACGGATGAGTTGCTCGATGTCGTAGAACTCGGAGCGCCCTGTCGTCGCGCCGGGGATGAACGTGTTCATCAGCGGGACGTACGGCATCAGGCCGTTGTACTCGGGCCGGACCTTGCGGTAGATGAGCGCGTTGCCGATGAACAGGGCGTTCCACGTTTCGAACTCGACCGGCTCGCCCAGCTTGTAGTCCGCGCCGTCCACCGGCTGCCGGTACCAGTAGTCGTAGACCTCCAGACGCAACTCGGCGGGCGGGTCCATCCACTGGCGGACCTCGACGTCGCCCATCGCCGCGACGTACGGGTAGGGCTGCCCGCCCTCGTCCCGGCCCGACTCGACGCGCAGTCCGTACTCTTCGGCTGCCGTCTCGGCGCTGATGAGGTAGCAGTACGCCGCCCACGCCAGCTTGCGATGGTCAGACGACGAGTACCCGTAGCGCAGGTTCCTCGGCTGCTCGATGATGCTGACGGTGGGCCGGTCCGCGCCGTCGTCCCACCAGACCTTGGCCGCACCGCGACCGTACAGGCCCTTGACCGTGCAGGACAGGTGGCCCTTGAACTCGATGTTCTCGGTGTCCTTCCACGTCGTGTAGATGCGCTCGGCCATGATGGCAAGCTCGCGCATACTCTCGGACTCTTCGTCCTCTTCGGTGGTCGCCACGAAGTTCTCGATGGGCGGGACGGACGTCAGGGCAGCCGGGATGTCCACGTACGGGGCGTAGGCGTTGACTGACACGTGCGAGCGCCCGGGCGTGCGTGCGCTGGCGTGGGTCGCCCAGTGAGACGCGCCGCCGTCGGTGAACCCCTGCGGGTAGTACAGGTTGTCGTACCGGTCAGCGAGGTTCCTGAAGGTCGTCATCTCCGGCTCGCTGTCCAAGATGCGCCGACGCATCCGACCGAAGCAGTAGATGTCTTCCTCGGACATCTGCTCCTGCGCCCGCGCAAGACCGTATGCCCGGTTGATATCGAGAACCGCGACCGCCAAGGCCCAACCCTCAGTCCCTGAACAGACCCTTCAGGGGAACGACAGTCGCCGTGTCGAGCGACCCTAGCCGAAGGGTCCGGTCGTCCACGTAACGCTGTGGTGCCTCGGGGTCGGATGATACACCCCGTGGTGAGGCTGTTGGCAACCTAGTGGCACCAAAGTAGTCGAAGGGGAGCGGCTTGCCCTCACCGTAGAGGGACCTCGTCGCCATCTTGACCGCGACGGCTAACGCCATGACGGCGTCCGTCTCCAGCTTCTTATCGGCCAGCTTGTAACCCATCAACTGGCGGCGAAGCTGGAGCCACTCCCCGCTCTGCGGCAGCATCAGCCGTCCGGTGTCCAGCGCCGTCCTCACGTTCGCCAGCAGCTTCTGCTTCACGCTCGACCTGCCACCGAACTCGACTTTCGTAACTGGCGTGCGAGCGCTGGTGAGCAAGGAACTGAAGACCTTGCCACCGAACCCCGTAGCGTCGATGGCTGTCACGCATCGGCCACCCTGCGCGTACTCCTGATGCACGTCGGTGGTCAGGCCGACGATGCTCTCTGCCGTCTGACGACCCGACCGTCGCTTGGCTGAGACGCCGACCCAGCGGTCCGGGTCGGTGATGTCCAACACGATAGACCACGTGCTGTCGTAGGTGATGGCCGGGTCCACGCCGTGGACGTAGATGTGGCCCTTCTGCCAGAGGACTTCCTTCTGGAGTTCGTGATAGAACCCGCGCTGGACGCTGTCGTTGGCGAAGTAGGCGTTGCGGGCCTCGATGAAGTAGCCGTCGATGTTCTGCGGGATGAGCGAGGGCGGGATGGTCCGCAGCATCCGTTCGAACATGGACTCGGTGATGCCGTAGCCCACGTTCTGGCGCGTGCTGATGCGCAGGCTGGCGTAGTCCGGCTGCCGGTCGGGTGCCAGCGGGTCGCCGCGCTGCCACAGTTCCTCGTAGGCGAGAGCGCCCTCAGTCGCCGTGGCGATGAGAAACGCTTGCCCACCAGTGGACATGCGCCGCAAGTTGAGGACCTCGTCGAAGACGAACGTCAGGTTCGGGTCGAACGCGGGTTCGTCCCATGACCAGCCGTTCATGTCCCGACCAAGGGTCGAGAGGGCGCGTTCTCCGGTGGTGCGAAAGTGAATCTCGCCACCACCCAGCAAGTCGGTCCACTTGAACCACGCCCACTCACCTCGCTCCTTCCTGTCCCATACCGCCACATCGAGACCAAGTGCGTCCGTGAGGGGGCAACCGCCGCCCTTCTGGGCTTCATGCACACCGGTCAGCAGCCGGACAAGCTCCATGTGGAGAAGTTCGGACACCTCTTGGCTGATGCCGAAGTGATACCAGTCGTACGGGGCCGTGTTCCACGCCTTCAACGACGAGTCGTCGTAGATGAACGGGGCAGGCAGGCCCATCTTGTAGAGGGTCTGGTGAGCCACGATGATGGCGAGGCCAAGGGTCTTGCCAGCGCGGTTGCCCGCTGAGCAGGCGACCGTCAGGTAGGCAGGGCTGTATTGGTCCTCGGTCCGGGCGATGGCGAGGGCGAACAGCTCTTTCTGCCCGGAATGGGCGTTGACGCCCAGCACATCGCGGGCGAAGACGTTCATATCCCACCGACCGATGCCGATGAGGTCCAACATCGTCTGCGAGGTGACCTTCGTCACCACCGCAGCGGCGATATCAGATGGCGTCGGCGTCGTCGGGGTCGAAACCGTCGTCATCGTCCCTTCCTACGCCCAAAAGCCCGGGCGTGACGTCCTTGATGACGATGATGCCCTCTGGAACGGGCGAACCGGTCATCATCGCCGCCATTCGGAGGGCCAACTGCCGGTCTGCGGCCCGTTCGTTGCGCTTATCGAGCATCTGCTGGGCCATCAGCCCGTGTTGGAGGGTCGGCTTCAGCTTCCCGGCCTTCACGTCGGCCAAGGTCTTGTCCCTCACGAGTTCCGCGAGGTCGCCGGACGTCAACTTGGGCGCACGCGCCTTCTTCGGGGTGCGCTTTCGGGGGTTGACCGCCATCACACGCGGCTCTACACTGTCAGTCAACGACCTACCAGCTTACATGGGGTGCCTATCGACCTTCTTGGCCCTGCTCACCGTATCACCTACCCAACTGGAGAACCAACCCATGCCTCTCGCGGAAGTCATCGACCGCAACATCGTCCCCGCTGCGACCTACGAAGGCGTCGTCGTCAGCGTCGAGAAGGACATCATCGTCCCCAAGACCGGCAAGCAGGCCGGTCAGAACGTCCCCATCCTCCGATGGGTGTTCGACATCGGCGGGGAAGAGAACGTCGAGTCCATCACGGGCCGCGACCCCTCGTCCGAGAAGTCCAACCTCTTCAAGTACTTCGTCGCGCTGCTCGGCAGTGACCGCAACGCGTGGCTGACCGCCGAGATGTCCGACCTCGTGGGCCGCAAGGCGCTCGTCACCGTCGGCATCAACGACGACGGCTGGAACCGCATCGACGGCGTGACGGCCATGCCCATCGCCCGTGCGGGCAGCGTCCCCCTCGCCACCGGGCCTGTGCCCGTCGCGGCTCCTGCCCAGCAGGGCACCTTCGATGGTGCGCCTGCCGCTACCCCGCTCGCCGATGACGGGCTGGACGGCGACCTGCCCTTCTAGCCCAGACACGAAGAAGCCCCGCCTCCCCATGGGGAACAGGCGGGGCTTCTTCTTGCCTTCGGAGACAGCAATCACCAACTGGCATGCGGAGCGTATCATGACGTCTCCAGATGGCGCAAGCCCGTCTTG